CAGCTAACAACTATATTTGGTATAGAGTATTAGATGGAGATAAATCAGATAACATATCTGGCATAAGAGGCTTGGGATTAAAAACAATACAAAAAAAGTTACCGTTTTTAAGCGAAAGTCGAGCAGTTAATATAGATGAAGTTATTAAAGAATTACCAGAGTCAAAAGATGTTATAGAACTGAATTACAAACTAATGCAATTATCAGATGTAGATATTTCAGGTTCAACAAAAACTAAAATAATAGATAGAACTAATGAACCTATAAATAGATTAGTTAAATACAAATTTGAAAAGATGTTCTTAGAAGATAAATTATATACAGCACTTCCCAATCTTACTAGTTGGTTATTAACAAACTTTAATCAGTTGAATCATTACGCTGAGAAGTCAAATGAAGGTAACTGATTTTACAGTAGAACTCGTTCAGAGAAACGCTATAGCTAAATTTGTAGAAAAACACCACTACTCACATAATACAAGTGGTGTTCAATCTTATTATCACTTTGGTTTATTCAGAGATGGTAAATTTGGTTTACCAGAATTGATAGGTGCTATAATGTATGCTAGACCATCTATGCCAGCAACAGCTAATAAATACAATCCAATAAATCCTGATAAATGTTTTGAACTAAGACGCTTAGTTTGTATTGATGATACACCTAAAAATACAGAGAGTTATTTTATAGGACAAACTTTTAGATGGTTGAAAAAAAATACTGACATAGAAGTAATAGTTTCATTTGCAGATGAAGAAGAAGGTCATACAGGAGTTATTTATAAAGCTACTAATTTTAATTACTTGGGAACTACATCACCTGGAAAAGTATTGATGGTTGATGGTAAGAAATTTCATAGTCGGTCATTGTATATGGATAAAAGGCCATATGGTAGAGAATTAAAACGTAGATATGATAAAGGGGATGAAAATATTTTTTACATTAACACAAAAGTTAAACATATTTATACATACTACTTTAACAAGAAAATAAAAAAACAAATTAAAAGGTTATTGAATGAGTGAAACTCTAACTCAATTTGGAACATCTTTCCAAACTAAAACTCTCGCATCTCTTATATCTGATGTGAAGTTTATTCAAACTATTAGTGATATATTAAATCCAGCAATGTTTGATTCAGATTCAAATAAATGGTTGGTAAAAACAATTAAAGATTACTATTACGAATATAAAAAACAACCCACACTTGAAGTTATAAAATATAAGATTGATGAGATAGATGATGAAGTATTAAAATCTGGTGTAGTAGATAAGTTAAGAGAAGTTTGGAGAAACGTTGAAGCTACAGATTTAGAATTTGTGCAATCAGAAGTACTTGACTTTTGTAAAAACCAAACATTAAAAAATGCTATACTTGAGTCGGTTGATTTATTAGAAAACAAAGATTATGATGGTATAAAATCTATTATAGATGAGGCTATGAAAGCTGGAACTACAAGAGATTTAGGACACGATTATATTATATCATTAGAAGAACGACTTGCAGAATCTGCAAGAGTAACAGTTAAAACGCCTTGGGATGTGGTTAATGATATAATGGATGGTGGTTTAGGTCATGGTGAACTTGGAGTAATTGTTGCTCCTGCTGGTATTGGTAAATCTTGGACACTTCAAGCATTAGGAGCTGGTGCTTTAAAAGAAGGTAAAACGATAGTTCATTACACCTTAGAGTTAAATGAAAATTATGTTGGTTTACGATATGATTCTATATTTACAGGAGTCACTACATCAAATATAAAATACTATAAAGATGATGTACAAGCTAAATTATCAAAACTTCCAGGTAAATTATTAATCAAGTATTTTCCAACTAAAGGTGCTAGTGTACAAACAATCAGTTCTCATTTAAAACAGATTGAAATAAGTGGTGAAAAACCAGATATGGTATTAGTTGATTATGCTGATATACTAATGCCTACAGGAAACTTTAAAGAGAAGAGACACGCTATAGGAACTATCTATGAAGATTTAAGAGGATTGGCTGGTGAGTTGGAAATACCAATATGGACAGCGTCTCAAGCTAATCGTTCAGCTCTTGAAGAGGATATAATTGGGGCTGACAAGGTTTCAGAAGATTATAGTAAAGTTATGACTGCTGACTTTGTTATGAGTATGAGTAGGAAAGTAGAAGATAAGATAGCTAACACAGGTAGATTTCACGTGATTAAAAATAGATTTGGTATAGATGGTGTTACTTATCCAGCTACAATAAATACAAATATTGGTCAAATCCAAGTATTTGAAGGTAGTAGTCAGTTTGGAAAAGACACCCAAAGTAAAATGAATAACAGCGAAGAGTTCTTGAGAAAAGAATTAGCAAACAAATATAACAATATGGAAAAAAAAGTTGATGGATTTGAATAAATAATAGATTAAGTTTAGTATATATTATATTTATCATTGTTACAGGAAAATTAGATTATAACAGGAGTGTAGGTTAATGGAAAAGTTTAAGTTATCAGAAAAGTTTATAGAAAAATTTAAAAGAAAAAAAGCACCATTTGGTTTCAATGGTTTAGGTGAATTAGTTTATATGAGAACATATTCTCGCATCAAAGAAGATGGGAAGAATGAACGTTGGTGGGAAACAGTTCAACGTGTTGTAGAGGGAACATACTCTATGCAAAAAAATCACATTGAATCACATCAATTAGGTTGGAACGCTTGGCAAGCTCAAAGGTCTGCACAAGAAATGTATGAAAGAATTTTTAGTATGAAGTTCTTACCTCCTGGTCGTGGTTTGTGGGCAATGGGAACGGTAATCACAGAAGAAAAAGGATTATATGCAGCACTAAATAATTGTGCATTTGTATCAACATCAACAATCAAAGAAGATTACTCAAAACCATTTTGTTTCTTAATGGATGCAAGTATGTTAGGTGTTGGTGTAGGATTTGATTGTAAAGGTGCTGGTGAAATAATTGTTAAAGGTATCAATCGTGATAGAACAGAAGAAATATTTCAAATTCCTGATACAAGAGAGGGTTGGGTAGACTCACTTAAATTATTATTAGAAAGTTACTTCCACGGAACTGCATCTGTAAAGTTTGATTACTCAATAGTGAGACCTGCAGGTGAACCAATCAAAGGATTTGGTGGTGTTTCAAGTGGACACGAACCATTACAAGAGGTACACGAAAGTATTCGTGGTGTCTTAGAGAAAAATAGTGGAGAACCAATATCAATTACAACAATCGTAGATATAATGAATCTTATTGGTAAGTGTGTTGTAGCTGGTAATGTTAGAAGAACTGCTGAAATAGTTTTTGGTGACCCTGATTCAGAAGAATACTTAGACTTGAAAAATTATAAAGTAAATCCACACCGTGACCAATATGGTTGGACTTCAAACAATTCAATCTTTGCAGAACTCGGTATGGATTATACTGAAGCTTCAAAAAGAATTGTAGACAATGGTGAACCTGGTCTTGCTTGGTTGGAAAATATGAGACATTATTCTCGTATGAAAAATGGTGGAGATAACAAAGACCACAGAGTAATGGGTGGTAATCCTTGTTTAGAACAATCACTTGAATCATATGAGTTGTGTTGTTTAGTGGAAACATTTCCAAACAACCACGATTCGTTAGAGGATTATCAGAGGACATTAAAATATGCTTATCTGTATGCCAAAACAGTAACACTTGGTAGAACACATTGGTCAGATACCAATAGAGTTATGTTACGAAATCGTAGAATTGGATGTTCAGTAAGTGGTGTTGCACAATTTATAACAAGTCGTGGATTAAATGAATTACAAAACTGGTTGGAGAATGGATATGACACAATACAAGAGTGGGATAAACAATATAGTGATTGGTTTGCTGTACCGAAATCTATCAAAACTACTTCAGTTAAACCAAGTGGTACAGTTTCGTTACTTGCTGGTGCTACTCCAGGCTTACATTATCCCGAAAGTCGTTTCTATATTCGGAGAGTAAGGGTATCTAAATATTCAGAACTCATAGAACCATTAAAGAAAGCAAAATATAAAGTTGAACCAGCGTTTGGTTCAGAAGATACAACGATGGTTGTTGAAATACCCGTAGATGTTGGGGAAGGTATAAGAACTGCTGGTGAATTATCCATATGGGAACAATTCAGTATTGCAGCATTTATGCAGAGACATTGGGCAGACAATCAAGTTAGTTGTACAGTTACATTCGACCCGAAAACTGAGGGAGAACAAATTCCTCACGTATTAAATTATTATCAATACCACTTAAAAGGTATTTCTCTCTTACCAAGACACGAGTTAGGTGCTTACAAACAAATGCCTTACGAGTCAATTGATGAAAAAGAATATAATAAACAAGTTAAGAGACTTGAAAAATTAAGTTTTGGTGTGATTAAACAAGAAGAAGCCAACATAGAAAAATTCTGTGATGGTGATTTTTGTGATGTAGAAATTGTTCCCACTACTGGTGACAATGATGACCAAGATTACGCTAATTGATAACAGATTTCACATACCCGACAAAACAGGCAAATGACACACCTGGATAAAAATGTGTCTTTAACGAAACACAAGGAGAACGTTTATGAATAAACGGAATCTAATTGTATCACTTATGATGATAACTGGATTGTTCGCACAATCTATAACTGGACTCGTAACTGATGCTGACATAAACCCTTTGAATGGGGCAAATGTAGTAGTAGGAGGAACGGACTTAGGAGCAGTAGGTAATGAAACTGGCTTCTTTTCAATTGATGTAAGTCCTGGTACTTATACTATTACCGCTACATTCATTGGATACTCATCTCAATCTAAAGAGGTTGTTGTGGGTGAAGAAGATGTAAAGGTTGATTTTGCTTTAGCAATTGATGCAATTACTATGTCAGCACTTGAGGTTTTAGCTTCAAGAGCTGATGAAAAGACACCTGTTGCTTATACTACGGTTAGTAAAGAAGATATGGAAATCCGTCTTGGTAGTCAAGACATTCCAATGGCTTTAAATACTACACCAAGTGTTTACGCAACTCAACAAGGTGGTGGAGCTGGAGATGCTCGTATCAATGTTCGTGGGTTTAACCAACGAAATGTAGCTGTAATGATTAACGGTGTACCCCAAAACGATATGGAAAATGGTTGGGTATATTGGTCTAATTGGGATGGTGTAGCTGACGCTGCTCAATCCATTCAGATGCAACGTGGTTTAAGTGCTGTTAATTTAGCTACACCTTCAATCGGTGGAACTATGAACATTATTACAGACCCCGCCGCAATGACAAAAGGTGGTAAGTTCAAACAAGAAGGTGGTGCTGGTGGTTTTCTTAAAACTACTGTTAACTACAATTCAGGTTTGATTGGTGATAAACTAGCACTTAGTGGAACGATAGTTCGTAAGACTGGTGATGGTATCATTGACGGAAACTGGACAGACGCTTGGGCTTGGTATTTAGGTAGTTCATATCAGTTAAATAAAAAGAACAGATTCGAACTATACGCAATCGGTGCTCCACAACGTCACGGTCAGAACTTGTATAAACAGAATATTGCTACTTACTCACAAGAGTTAGCTGGTAATGTTGATGGATACGATAAAGCCGCTTATGCAGATGGAGCTAAATTCGAACACGAAGCTGGTCGTACATTTAGTCAAAATTGGGCACCTGTTAGTTCAGACTACAAAGGTCAACAATATTGGTATATGTATGGAGCAAGAACAACTGATAGACATAATTCTAACTTCCTAAATGAAAGAGAAAACTTCTTTCATAAACCATTAGTTAACTTAAATCACTTTATGACAATAAATGAAAAGACTCGTTTGAGTTCAGTTCTTTATTGGTCAGGTGGTTCAGGTGGTGGTACAGGAACTTATGGTAGTTCTTTTAGAACACCTGCAGTTGAAGGAAACAAATGGTATAAGAGTTCTCCGTGGACTTGGGATTGGAATGGTGCTATTGCAGCTAACTCCAATAATGTAGATACTAATTTTGATGCTTCAAAGAATCGTTCAAAAGGTATTCTTCGTAACTCAATCAATAGACAAGATACTTATGGTTTGATTTCTAAATTGAACTATGACATATCAGACGAACTTGAAGTTCAAGTTGGTTTAGATTGGAGAACTGCTGGTATAGAACACGCTCGTGAAGTTCGTGATTTATTAGGTGGTGATTATTTTGTTAACACATCTAATAAGAATAACACAACTCCAGAAAGTCAAATGCAAGGACTTGGTGATATCATCGCATATCATAATAGTACTACAGTTGATTGGTTAGGTGGATTTGTTCAAGGTAAATATACTAAAGATAAGATTAACCTATATGGTATGGGTGGATTATCAAGTATTAAGTATTCTTACCAAGACCACTTTACAGTTGCTAACGAAGTAATTAATGCAGATGCTATCTCTACTTTCCAAGTAAAAGGTGGTATAATGTATGACGTGGATGATAACGTTAGTGTATATGCTAATACAGGATACGTTGAGAAACCACCGATTATGGATAACGTAATTTACTACGATGGTACAGTTGCTTCAGACCCTATAAATGAATCATTTATTAGTTCAGAAGCTGGTGTTAACTTTGAATCTGAAAAGTTTGCCGTAAAGGTAAGTGCTTATAATACAGATTGGAAAGATAGAAACCTTACCAAAGCTGTAACTACAGGTCAAGGTGACTCAGGTGATACTGATGTGATATTCTTAAAAGGTATCGGTCAAAAACATCAAGGTCTTGAAATCGAAGGTTCAATGAAGTTAAATGATATGATTCGTTTAGACGGAGCAGTATCATTTGGTAAGTGGAAGTTTGATGGTGATGCAGATGGTCTTTATACAGAATATGATGAAGACGCACCAAAACAAACATCTTACACTTATACACTTGATGGATTATATGTAGGTGACCAACCACAGACAGCTTATGTCTTAGGAACAACACTTACACCGATGGAAGGTCTTAGATTGCAAGGTATTTTTAAGATGTATGATAAGAACTATGCTGATTGGAGTCCAGACTCACGTGAACTTTCTGGTGATGCTGATAGAAGCCAAGTATGGCAAGCTCCAGCGTACAATCGTTTAGACTTACACGCAGCTTATAAACTACCAAAGATTGCAGGATATAATATGACAGTAACAGGTCATTTATTTAATGCACTTGATGCAGTTTATGTACAAGACGCAGTTGACAACTCACAGTATAATGGATTTGGTGATAAACTTCACCTAGCTCATAATGCTGAAGTATTTCTTGGAACACCAAGATACTTTAACTTGGGATTAACTGTTAATTTCTAAAAATAGTAATATTATAGAGGGGATTGAAATATATCCCCTCTTTACTAAAAAAAGTACTTGACACGTATAGGTTTTTATTCGTATATTTAGACATAATAAATTGGGAAATTATATAAAAGTTGTATCAAAACATATTTTACGATAGAAAAATGAACAAGATGCATATTTGGGATGACAAATTTGGTCACCAAACATTTCGTTATAAGAAATATGCATATGTTAAAAATAGAGCTGGAACCTTTACATCTCTTTATGGTGATAAACTAAAAAAAATTAACACTTGGGAAAAAGACCAACCAGAACTATTTGAATCAGATGTAAATCCTGAAATCAGAGTATTGGTTGATAACTATACAGCTTCAGATGAGGTATCAGTAGGTCATCGCACAATGATATTTGATATCGAGGTTGAAGTAACTGATGGATTTCCTGACCCCAAAAAAGCTGCAAATAAAATAACTTCAATTGGTTTTAATGACCCTATCTTAGAAAAGTATTTTTGTTATGTATTAGACCCAACAGATAAATTAAAGTTGGGTGAAAGTAGAACCAAAGAAGATGGTGATACGATAGTTTCTTTTTATGATGAATATGATTTATTAAATGCATTCTTTAAAAAGTATATGGAAATACAACCAACCATATTAACAGGTTGGAACGTTGAGTTTTTTGATGTGAATTATTTATATAATAGAGCAATTCAAGTTGTAGGAAGAGAAGTTGCTAATTTATTGTCACCGATAGGTCAAGTTCACTGGAGTGACTTCAGTAAGAGATATAGAATAGCAGGAGTTAGTGTTTTAGATTATTTAGCATTATATAAAACATTTACATTTGGTCAACGTTCATCATACAGATTAGATGCTATTGGTGAATATGAAGTTGGTGAAAAAAAGATTGCATATGATGGAACTCTTAATGAGTTATATGAAAATGATATTGATAAGTTTGTACAATATAACTTACAAGACGTAAAACTTGTCAAGAAAATTGATGATAAGTTAAATTTTATAGAGATTGGTAGGGGTCTAGCACATCTTGGACATTGTCCATATGAGGATGTGTTTATGGCTTCAAGATATTTAGAGGGTGCAATATTAGTTTATTTAAAGAAGAAGAATATTATAGCACCAAATAAACCAAAAAGACCAAATAAGTTTTCAAATGATAAATTTGTTGGTGCGTATGTTCAAGAACCAATAAAAGGCAAACACGAATGGGTATATGATTTAGACATTACATCAATGTATCCGTCTTGTATTATATCATTGAATATATCACCTGAAACAAAGTTGGGTAAGATTGAAGGTTGGAATCCTGAAGAGTTTTTAAATAAAAAAAATAAAAAAACATATTCGGTAACTCGTGGTGAAAATATATTAGGTAGATTTACTGAAGTTGAATTACAAAACTTTTTAGATGGTAAAGAGATTGGTGTTGCTACAAACGGTGTAATGTATCGTTCAGATAAAGATGGATTACTTCCAGCTCTATTAAGAAAATGGTTTGATGAACGTGTTGAGTATCGTAAATTATCAAAGAAATTTTACGAAGATGGTGATATAGCTAAGTCAGAATACTTTGATAGAAGACAATATCTTCAGAAAGTTTTATTAAATAGTTTATACGGTGTATTGGGATTACCATCATTTAGATTCTATGACTTAGATAATGCAGAAGCTGTTACATACACAGGTCAATCATTAATCAAGTTTACAAAGAAGATAGCAAACTCATTTTACAATAAAGAACTTGGTGATACTAAAGACCATTGTATATACATTGATACAGATTCAGTATTCTATTCAGCTACACCACTTGTAAAGAAGAGGTTTCCTGAATTAGATATTAATAATATAGATAAGATGTCAAAAGCTATTCTACAGATAGCTGACGAAGTTCAATTGTATCTTAATAATGGGTATAACTATTTTGCTAAAAAGTTTTGTAATTTAAATAAACATAGATTTGATATCAAACAAGAGGTTATTGCAAAGAGTGGTTTGTTTGTAACTAAGAAGAGATACGGACTAAAGATTATCAACGACAACGGTATGAAAGTTGATAAGATGATGGTTAAGGGATTAGATACAGTTCGTTCAAGTTTCCCAACCGCTATGAAAGAAATGTTATCTAAGGTATTAGACGATATTAT